TGAGCGCGGGGAAAGTTTCATTAAAGCCGAGTTATCGCGCATGAATTCCTTGTTGCGTTTGATTGAGGAGACTGCGTAATGGAGCTGCACATCGGAGCAAAAATCTCACTGGCCGGTGGCAAGATCACCGGCACAGTCCTGTCCTATCGTGGACGTATCGTCACTATCCGCACTCCCGATGGTGATAAGCGACGCATTGAAAAGCGTCTGATCGAAACAATCCTGGAGGCGTTTGTATGATGGAGTGGGTTGTCATGTCAGGTCTGTTCCTGGCGTTTTACGCTGGCTGTCTGTACGTCAGCTATCTGTTTGATAAGTTCCTGCGCAAGCGGGGTAAGAAAGGCATTTGGCCAGAGGATTATTTCAATGGTAGGTAAAGTCACGTCGTCGCAGAAGCCATCTGCGTCTGTATTGCCAGCGATCATGGGGTACAGCCCCTATCAGACACCGCTGGTTGTGTTGGACCGCGCAATAAAATGCGTGGAGCAGGGTGTCCACAGTCTCCCTGACACAGAGCCGCCTCCCGAGCCGGCAACCTGGGGCAATCTCTTGGAGGATACGATCCTTGAGATGGCTGCTGATCGACTCGGTGTAGGCAACCTGATCATGGATCACCCGGAGCCGCATCACTACCAGGATATCTTATCGTGTAGCCTGGACGGGACAGCAGAGGGCGGTGGCCTGGTGGTCAGCAACGATCCGAGCAGGGGCATCTATGTCATGTCAGATGACGATGAGATCGAGCTGGTCGGCATGGGTATCCTTGAAGCCAAGCTCACCCGCGTCGCTGCACAGGAAACGCCCGACCCCTATCGCGGTCCAATCCAGCTGCAAGGGCAGATGCTCTGCACCGGGGCAACCTGGGGTGCTGTGTGTACGCTGTACCAGGGAGTCGAGCTGCGCATCTTTGTGTACCGGCAGAACATCCAGATGCAGCAGGAGATCATCAAAGTCTGCTCTGACTTTATGCGCAGGGTGCGTGATCGAGATCTGTACCCAGCTCTGAGCGCGTCTGAGGCAGCGCAGAAATATCCTGAACCCGAGTACCCAAAAAAAATTATCGACGCGGATGAAGTGTTGGCAAAGAAGGTACAGCGCCTGGCTCACATTCGCTCCGAGTTGAAGGCGTATGAAGCACTCGCTGATGACCTACAACTTGAGATCATGGAGGCCATGCGTGACGCCAGTGAGCTGCGCGCTAACAGCTACAAGGTCATCTGGCCAGTCAGGAACATCAAGGCCAAGCCTGAACAAACCAAGATTATCCCAGCCGTTGAAGCTCACCAGCAACGCGGCAAGACATTGAAGATCGAGGAGAAATAAAATGTCGATGATGCAAGTAGAGAAGAAGACGCTGGAGAGAGCGTTGAGAATGTTGGACGCCCTTGGCTGCCGCTATGGTGTCGAGACTGAAGACGGCGAAACTTTTGGCGTCGCCCTTCAGACAGAGAGGAAGCGGTCCAGCGTCAGGAACCCTGGATGTTCGCAATATTGTGAACAGCACATCCGGGATCTGAACGTCGGAGAGAAGCTGACAGTCCCAGTTGGGGACTATGATCCCCCTGCGATCCAGGCGTGTCTGGCCTATGCTGCGAAAAAATTGTTTGGTCGTGGTTCGATCACAACAACCCGCAACGACAAGTCGCATTGCGTTGAAGTGATGAGGTTCATGTGACCAGGGAACAGATCGAGGTGATCACATCTATGTACCGGGAGGACATATCCTACGCCAAGATTGCTGCGGAGCTGGGCCTGACCGAGAACATAGTGAAGCACTGGGTGCGGACTAACAGGAAGCTCTATGAGCTTCCGAGGCGCCGCAACCTGGCGGAAAAGTCCGGTGTCCTGTCCGAGTCGACAATGCTCGACAGCAAGTGGGACATCAAACGTGGTGTTGAATGGATCAAGAGGAGATGGTCATGGCGGTAACGGTAACGATCAAGATTGAAGGGAAGCCGGATGAGTTCCAGGACTTGTTCATCCCTTCAGAGAAACAAGCGGAGTTCGCAGCGATGACATACGACGCATATTGTGAAGCACTCAAGGGATTTATCTGGGACAACATCGACCCGCATAAGTTTATCAGGGGGAAGGACAATGAATGAAAAAGACAGCAAGCTGCTTGCGTTCATCATCGACTTCCTTGAGGCTAATCGGTATGCACCAACGTACACAGAAATGATGGAGGGTGTCGGTGAAAAATCTAAGCGTGGAATCTTTACAAGCCTGGCTAGGCTGGAGCAAGCGGGCCGTATTGCGCGTGTCCCTGGAAAGTCTAGGGCATTGCGTATTCTTAGCAGCACTCCTATGGCAGAAGGTCGCGCCTCGATTTGAGATCGTCCTGGTCGCCCTTGGCTTTGTTGTCAGGGGTATGATCAGCCCAAGGAAAGCGTGGATGAAAATGCATGACAGCAGTCTGTATGCAATGCTAGACTCAGAGGACTAGCAACTCTCTCACACTCTTGCTAGGTTCCCTCACCCGGTCACCCGCCGGGCTAGCCCCTCTCCGGAGGGGCTTTCTTTATCAGCTGCATTTGTATGCGTGACTGTTCGTCCTGGTCAAACCTCGCAGCTTTCCGCCGGTTCTCTGCCTTGGTGAGTATCTGTACGTTATCCGGTACGTCGAGTCCGCACACCAGGTCATTGATCAGGGGGATGATGTGATCGACTTCATGCTTTATACCAGTATCGATAGATAGCAGCTGTGCCTCAAGTCGAACCCGCCGTAGTTCTGTAACGCCTTGACTGGTTGCGACTCTTGATTTCGTCTCAAAGAATCTGCGAGTTCTAACGCTGCGCTTGTGGGCGCGACTCTGGTAATACTTCTTGGCGTTGACTCGCTTGCGTTCTTTGTACTGCTCGTCTCCGTAGTCGATCCAGTAATCTTGTTTCGTTCTAGCGAGACTTCGTAGGCGTAAACATTCGCGGCAGTTGCGGTTCTGAGCGAATCGCTCCGAGTAATGGCCATGCTTACATGGCTTGCCGGTGAAATAGTAAGTAACACCTTGTCTTAGCGCCTCTGACTGAGTCGCTGGGTACTTGCTTTTCTCCACCGACTCAGCTCCATCAGTAAGACCAGATCGTCGGGCGAGGCCAGCCTTCTTGACCTTGGAGATTGTCGATGTGAATGAATCTGCCGCTGCCCTTCTGCTGGATGCCAACACCAGTGAAGTCATGGATCAGTACCAGCTCCAACAGGTTGAGTGCATCTTCACCTTGGACGGCTATGTCGACTGCGCGACCTGTGGCGTGAGCGCCGGGCTTGTCCTTTCTCGCCTCGATTGGGTGCGTCGCATGGCGGTACGCTGACGTGATCACCATTGGCTTGCCCCATGCTTCCCGCAGCAGGGTCAGCTGCTGCATGAAGTCCGGGTCCATCATCTCCAGACCTGTGTGGCTGCATTTCATTTCAACCGATTGAAAGTAAGGGGAGGTCCAGCTCATTTCTTTTTCTTCTCCATGAAGCCTTCAACAGCTCCGCCACCAAAGTAGAAGCCAAGGATGATCAGCATTGCGTAGTTGATGCTGAATTGTTCCATGACCTTGGTTACTGCATCCGGGTCACCTTGTCCCGAGATCGTCATTGCCAGGACTAGGACATAGCTGCTCAAAAATGTCAGGCCAAACATTAACGCCAGGTAACGCTGCGCTAACTTAAATGGTGCATATGCGGACAGCAAGTCCGTTTTTGCCTTGGCCTTTGCCTGGATCTCTTCTTCGGTAGACGTGTGCATCGAGTCAATCAGGTCCATTCCCTTTGAGATGACGTCCCCTGATCCCAGCATCTTGCTGATGACACTGAACATTATGTGCCTCCTATATTGTGATCTGTCTGTATGCAGATCGAGTCGTAGTTAATCTTGGGTTGCGGTGCAGTTGCCATGAAAAAATCTCTGGCCTCAAAGCAGTCCTCCATTGTCGGGTAAACTCCTTGCGGGCCGACGATATATCTGTCCGCCTCTAGTAAGATGACAAACAGTATCCACATACATCACCCCTTCGCCGCTGAGATTGCTACTATAAACGCCGCAATGACAGCGAGAGCTGCCAGTGATCCGCCGATGATGATGGCGATGTCCTGG